TGGCTATTGAGCAACGAGTCACCGATAAGTCACCTATGGAGGCGGCATCGTAAGCTTGTTCTGGGAAACAGATGTTGAGACCCTGACGTGCTACGTCAACAACATGATTGCACTGGGGGTTGACAACACAATCCCATGTGATACTTTAGTAACACTCGCAACAAGGAGATAGAGTGATGATACGAATAAACCTTAGTGGCCCTGATGGAAATGCTTTTGCGTTGATGGGTATCGCCCGAAACATATGCAAGCAGACCGATGAAAATCCCGATCCGATTATCTCGAACATGATGTCAGGTGACTACGATCACTTGGTTGAGGTGTTTAAACAATCATTCGAGCACTTAGTTGAGTTGGAGGATTAGGCATGGAAGTGTACACAGACAAAGACTTTATCTTTGAAGAGGTGCCGATGCCGAGACGCAGCGTCGAGCAGATGATTCCGCTCATCAAGAAGAATGCCCCCACCGATTGGGATGATGCCCGTATCAGGGAGAACGCCGAGGTGTTGGCGCAGGAGGATGCCGAGAGCAAGTGCTACCTGTCGCCTATGTTCCAAGTAGTGAGGCGCGTCCTATGGGATGAGCAGCATGGCTTTGAGGGCAACACCCCAACCTACCTATCATTCAAACGCATAGACCGCGAACCGCTTGGCGATTGGAGGGCCAAGCAGCGCATCAAGAACGCTGTCCTAGGCGATCACTGGGAAGGCGTTGAGTTATATCCAGCAGAAGAGCGGCTGGTAGATACCAGCAATCAGTATCATATGTTCGCATGGGAAGGGATCTTTCCGATCTATGTGTTCAACAGCCGCGAGGTTTACTCCAAGGAGTACGCCGAAGAGTTGAATCAAGAGCTTGGAATGAAAACCAAGCAGCGATGACCACCTACAGCCGTGTTTTGTGTACCCGTGGTGACGGATAACACAGCAATTTGAAACTGTTTAAACGCAACAAGGAGCTGCTATGCAGACAGAGATAACGATACTCCCATCCAACGTGATGCTTTCATGGACGTTTGATCCCAACGAAGCACACACCCACATGGACAAGCATCAAATGGTGCAGTATGCAGGGTTCATACCCGACTTCTTCCTCGCAGGTATTGAGGAAGGAACCGATCTGGACAGTGTGTCCAAGATCATGGACGAGAACTATGGATACGGCGGATTCAATGAATACCCGTGGCCCAGCACCATAGGCCCACAGAGACGGCTTATTAGCTCATATGAGGAAGATCCCGACCTCGACCCTATCCTCATAATGAGGGCGCGTAGTCAGTCCGACATGGATCTGGAGTGTATCTTATATGAATCAGGGATCATCGCCCTTCGGGACGAAGAAGGTAATTCAAAGGTAGCGAGGTTCGACTGATGAAGGAATTTTTCAAACGCCTAATTGCTAATGGCAATGCTCTGCAAACTGAAGAGCCTGAGTTGAAAGACTACGGCATCACCGTAGAGCTAACGATCCACGCATACAGTGCAGAGGAAGCGCAAGAGCTTGCGGAGCATTTGATGGAGTACGGAGAACTCCCCGGCAAAGCACCAGTGGGCGCTAGATCAAACACATTTTGGGACATCGAGAGGGTGATAGAACTATGAACGGCATCGAAGAAAAGATCGTGGGCAGGTTTGTCCGAGGCTGGGACGGCAAGCTGGCGAACACGGAGTCCGTGGATAACACGCTGTACCTACACGGCAATGCCATCGCTTGGCGCAACGAGGAGACAGGCGAGGTGTGGATCACCAACGCTGGGTGGCACACCAAAACTACGCAGTCTCGTTTAAACGCAGTGTTGAAATCATTAGGTGTTGAGGGTCGAGTCTTCACAAAGAACGGCAGGCAATACCTAGAAAGGCGGGAGGATGATGAGATGGTCACCCACCCGATGACGCAATGGATAGAGGTGCGCTCGCACCATCTGTCCGAAACTTTGACGCAACTACAGGAGAAGGTATCTCATGGATGAGATCACAGAACAAATCAATCGAATGATCGAAGACACAGAGCGACACGCACAAGACTTACTTGCCGATGTCAAAGATCCGCATGTCATGCTCCATGCAGTGTACGGACACATCTCCCGCGAGATCGTGAAGAACGTGAGGGACATGGACATTCCGCTAGAACTTCAAACGAAGATCATGTGGTCGCTGATATTGGTTTTAGAACGAGAGGTAACAAAGCATGAGATCAACATTGTCATGGACGGAGACAAGCAAATGGAGTCAGTCATGCACTGACGGTACATCTTGCGCCCAAAATTACAGGACAGGTGTGCTAGTCGCTCTGCTTATTGCAGTGTTTGGGCTGGCACATGAACTTGATTTTCGAGAGCAGTGCGGGAGTGATCCCGCCTGCGCCTCGCAGCATTTGGAATCACAATGAAACTGAAAGAATTATCGAAAATAGCCAAAGACCTTGGCGAAGAGAAGATCATCAAGATGATTGAAAAAGAAACAGCAAAGCTACGAAAGCGTGACGATGGGATGGTCAAGGTCGCAGACCTAGCAGACAACCTCATCGCTGAGATAAGGAGCAAGGACAATGGGTGATGTCGTAGACCTGCATGGGAACGTGCTGCGCGAGAACGTGACAGGCGAACCAATCCGAGATCAGGATCGGGTTCTGTTACAGCCAAGCTCGGATGTGTTCGCAAAGCTGGAGCAGTTCGCACTAACCGCAAATTGTGAGAGCCATTTAATACAATACTTTAAGGACAAACATCGTTTAAACACCTATGTAGCCGGCTGTCTCAGGCGGTTTGCCGAGGCGGATTACGGGACGCTAACCGAAGATGATGTGCGAGAGAACGAAGACAACCTGCGTTCTGGCCTGATGATGATCGGAGTGTACCCATTCGACGAGAACACAAAGGCATACAACATAGACCTGCGTACCTACCTGATACTCGATGCGGGTCACGAAACCCTGACTATGCTGATGCCGGAGGACTACTGATGGATAAGCCTTGGATTGATGCAGCCCTTCACATGCGGGAGCAGGGCAAGAAGCTGCAAGACATCGCAGATGTTGTGGGCGTGGCCCCATCCACAGTACGCAACGAGCTTCGCTCTCACATGGGTGTCAACAAATACGAAGAATTGAAGCGGCACGTTGTTGATTACAACAAATCAGAACGAACCAAGAGAATACGGGAGGCTCTGCGTTTAAACGAAAAACCCGCACAGATTGCAGCTAGGGAAAATGTCAGCAGGCAATACGTCTACTTCCTCAAGTGGAAGATTAACGAGGAAGTCATCAAGGCAGTCGATGCCCTTGGAGACAAGGACTACATTGACGATAAGGTCGGCATCTTGCAGACGCAGGAGCAACGCAACGAAACGATCCGTGAGATCGAGGAGATGCTGGGCCAGAAAATATAGTTGACAATCCTGTTGACTATGCTACGTTAGTAACACGCAACAAAGGAGAGCGTAAATTGAAATCAATAGACAAACAGATCAAAGATCTGAGAGAGGCTTTAGCGACTGCTGCAATGCATAGTGCCTCGCTCAGGCTACTTGAAGTGAACATATTCAAAGCCGAAAGTTTCAGCGACATTGCGACAGCATACAAGATGACTGTCGGGCTGGAAGAAAGCGTAAATCGCGCACTGGATATACTCAACGGAGAAAACGAATAAATCAGGGGGCTACAGCCCCCATCCATCTACCCGCTCATCTTCACAGGTGAGCGATAAGTCCCATCGGTATAGTTGTATTTCAATTCAACACAACCAACCCTCCCGCTCTGTTTAAACCTAATCTTCTTCACATGAATCCGAATGTCATCGGAACCCTCCGTGAAATCCCTTTCCACAATTAAAATGTTATCCGCTTTGTTATAGAAGTTTGCTGATCCAGCAATGTCGTATGGCTCTGGCACAGGGAACGAACCGTCTTGGTTCCTTCTCAGCTTCGCAGGGTGCGCCACAAGGAAGATCGCGCACTCGTTAGCCGCTGCCCAACGCTTCAATGTTGCGAGCATCTGGGACACATACTCGGTCTCTGTCCACCCGCTTGGTCTGCGATGCTCGAACTCGTTGTACGGATCGAGAATCAACCCACGCACGTTTGGGTATCGCTGCACACAGGCAGTCGCATTCTCCAGACACCAATCCACAGTAGGTGCCTCATCGTCTGAGCGTATCCAGTAGTAATGGCTACCGATAAAGCTCACCGCCTTACCCCACTCCTCATGGCTCATCTTCTGCCCAGACTGCGTATCCCAAGCAGGTTTGCGTATGTACTTCGCAGCTAACTTGTTGATGTGCTCGTCAACTGGATTCTCAAACGAACAAACCGCGAATCTCCAGTCATGCTCTGACGCAAGGTTTAAACAGATCTGATCCATGAATTCTGATTTGCCAACGCCCGGAGCGCCGGAGATTATGTTTAGCTCACCAGCCCTCACCTTGTAATTCCAATCCATCGCAGTAATCCCTGTCGAGATCCCTGTCTTTACCTCACCGTTCAACAAAGCAAACGCATCATCGGCGTAGGCTTTCGTTTCATGCAATGCCTTCAAGGGCCACGGCTCTGCTGTTGCCACCAACTCGCGCAGGCGTTCCTTCCCGTACCCAATCAACACATCATTCGGATCTTTGCACCCCTCATCCCACTCAACCCGCCAACATCTGTGCCTGCCTAGCCTACGCGCAAGCTCGTTACGCATAGCTATGCCCACGGAATCCCCGTCCGTGAGAAGAACAATCCTCTTGAACCCATTCAACTCACCATTCAACTCGTCAATCCAATTGAGCTTCTTGTCGCTCGCACCATCGGGCACACTGATGACGTTGCTCAGTCCCGCCTCTAAACAGGTCAACGCATCGACCTCACCCTCGGTGATAATCAGGTGCGGCTCATCCGTGTTCACCAAGTTCCAGAGATACGGCAAGCGATGCCCGTCCTTGATCTGGCTGAACTCCTTATTTGCTGTGCGAAATTTCACGTTGATGGTCTTGCCATCCTTGTCTCTATGCACAAACGCGATTGCTTTCTTCGTCTCCCCACCTATGAATGCCTCGCCGGTCTCTACCCCAGCCATGTCCAGCGTGGCTTCAGAGATCCCTCGATTGGCAAACCACTTAACCACCCCTTCGCTCAACTCGTTTAGATCAGGGATCTTCGGAGCCTTCCTCTCCGCTTTCTGTTTAAACGGACTTTGCATTGTATTTCTCCAGACGTTGCCCTCCCAATCACAGTGATGGCAACGCCATTGCGCCCCCTCTCCGTCGATGGACATGCTTAGGCATTTTTCGTGTTTGTTTTTTGTGCGTGTATCACTGCATGACGGGCACAGAATCTTGCTCTGACCATCACGCAGATCTTGGGAGGCAAACCCTAGGCTTGCCAACTCATCGTAGAAACCCACGTTACGGGGCCGTTTTGAATCGAACTGTGCCGTCAGGATTTACCTTACGGCCACTCAGATCTCTCTTGTTTTCTAGCGCAGCCTTCTTGTCTTGGCTTGCCAGATATGCGGAGGTACTCAAGAACCAACGCTGCTGCGTCTTGATCTCAGCATCATACGTCAGCCAATCATCTCGGCTTTGTAGAACTGCATCTAGGTTCGGTATGTTTTTGAAGGCTTTGATCCACCGATCATAGTCGGCTTGCTTGAGTTTGATTGTGTTCCCGTCGAAAGCATATTCGCTCATGTTTGGTTTCCTGTTGTTGCGATTGTGAAATCATCCAAGTCGTAATGATTGACAGGCTCCATGTCCTGACCATCACCCCGATCCTTCCGTCCACCCCACTCAACCTTGGTTGGTGCTGTATCCAGATCTAACGTCGCAATGGTTCCACAACTCCATTGCACGATTAAAATTACACGCTTACCTGTTGCGCTGGCAAGCGCTTTCGCATCCGCTACCTTATGAACGGACAAAATGTAGGTCGAGAAGGTGCCAAATTTGTGTGTGCGAACTTTCATTTCGCCAAACCCTTCGACCTCTCCCTTGCTGTTCACAAAGCAATAGTCAATGGGATACATCTTTGGATTTTCTTTTGCGTCAACTTGCCATCTTTTGGCTACGACGCTTGCTAACTTGCGCTCGCGCTCTTTGTCAGCACTACTTTCGTATACTGGTCTCACGATATTTCCTTGTTGCTTAGGTGCATCTCTGCATATAGATACATATCTATAATGTTTTATTTAATACATCGGATGGAAAGAGAAGGACGCTCCCCCCAAACCCCCCTCATTTTGAGGATGGTGGAGAGAGAGAGTCACATCGGACGGAGCCGAGCATGGACATTACCGCTAATTTATTACGCGCCAAATACGGTCTTACCCCCTTGCGCGATTCCTTGCTTTCTTAAAAAAGCACAGGTTTAATTCGTCTGTCAACTCAATCTCCATTGAAATGACTCCTTTGTTGCGAAGGACGGCCTGCCCTCATCACCCGTCGCTTGGGGGTGGGCCATTTTCGTCGTGATCTATTTCCTTGATCCATATCTCCGACCTTGGATTCTCTTTGTCCAGATACCTGCAACTGCTGATTTGTTTAAACTGTCGATCATTGGCGTAGATCAAACCCTGTAACGCATCAAGCAATATACTGGGATCAAGATCCTGCCTACGGCTGGGATAGTAGATGTCAGCGTGGAAAGACAGGTCTCCCTCAAGCATCTCATCCATTGGCTGAACTTGGGCTTTCACATCCTTCTCGAACTGCAAGGCGGGCTTGCTTTTAATGATGCGCGGCTTACCACCAAACGTGACCAACCTCCTGCTGTTTGCTTTGGATTGTGCAGATCCAAAAATAATTAACTTGACTTGCTTTCTTTCCATGTGTTCTCATCGTCACACAACCTTCGCAACAGGGTAACACATGAACTACACCAACGAGCTTGGTCTGCCCGCACCTTTGGCGGCAGCACTAACGAAAGACTCCTACAGTCGGGGCGATGCCTCGTACTCAGCCACCGGCTTATTGCGCCCACCGCGCATGGCTGCATTGTTCGACGATCCCAACAACATCATGTTCCGTGATGTGTCGCAGAACCTTTGGACGCTGTTCGGCACAGCCGTTCATTCTATCCTTGAAGATTCCAAGCACCCTGACTTCATCACCGAGGAGCGCCTGTACTGCTGTGTAAGCGGCATTAAGCTATCAGGTGCCATAGACGTACAGCATGTGCAATCAGATGGAACACGGGTCTTGCAGGACTACAAGACACGCAAGGCTTATGGCGTGATGAACAATGACAGCGATGAGAAGCAACTCAACATCTACGCATACATCGCGCACAAGAACGGCATCAAGGTAAGCGGCCTTCAGATCATCAACTTCGTCAAGGATTGGAGAAAGCACGAAGCTGC